TCCCATAACTTCACGTAAGTATTGTTCTGCTTTAACTTTTGGTAAGTTACCTACGTCAATATAAAATATTCTTCTCTCTGGTGCACGTGATATTCTGTATATAACTAGACTGTCCTCGATCATTCTAAGTTGATTGAGTACTTTAATTCCTTTATGCAAATAGGACAAAACAATATTTCTATTGGTGTCCATGATACCACTTGTCACATAAGTGATAGCATCTTTCGCAATCTTGATACCACTATTAGCAGAAGTGTTGTTCAATCCTTTTGGATTGTATATGAAATATTCCTCAGATGATCCGAAGTCATACTTCATAAACTCATCTGCAGTTTTTGGTTTTGTTATCTGCCTTACTTTCTTAATCTTTGATGGGTCAATATATCTTACTTCTTTGATACCCTCTGCAGGTGAATCTAAATTGATTACTTTATGATAATATAAACGCCCATCAATGTACCATCTGCGGAACATCTCATGGGCTTTATTATCAAAACCAAATAGGTTTTTGATGTAATTAAATTCCTCTCGGATCATTCCTTTAACACTCTCACTCACTTCGAGATTGTCAAGGTTAATTTCAACTGGACTATCGTTTTGATCCGCAACGACAGCTTCATGTAAAATATCTTCGATGGCACTATCCACTTCTGGATGCATTGCCATCTCTCGATACTTCTTCACCATATCAAATTCGGTCTTGAAGTTACCGTCTAGGTCAAGATACTGACCATAGTAACCTCCCGCAATATAACTGGTTGCTCCATCCTCGCTAGAAGGTTGAATTGGAGACGGGGCACGCTCCGCAACCTTCTTCTTCTTAAACGAGAATCCGAATAACTCTGCCATAATATTGTGTACTTGTACCTACTATTTAGTTAGCTTCCAGAAATGTCAACTGTGTCGTTGCCACCTGGTCCAACTGAAGTATGGTACTGATATGCAAACTCAACATCAAATTCTTCATAAGAATCATTGTTGTCGTAAGCAAGTGAAATTTGAGAAACAGATACTGGCCATGCTTGTACCAATCTGTATACTCTTAGTTCGTTTAACTTATCAGAAGTATCACCACCAAACTTATCTAGTTGTGTAACTTTGATATCTACCCATGTATCTACTATATCAGCAGATGCAGTGTTCTTATCAACACCGTTGGTTAATTCGATCCATTTTTCGTATGCACTTCTTAATGCAAATGCATCATCCATATAGAAAGTACCTGTCCATGTTTCGTAAGATCTATCGCCAGGAACTTTGATAACTCTTCCTCTGAAAGGAAGTTCAACTGTTCCTACGTTAGTTGCTGGCAATGCAGCAGACTTACACATGTATGTTACAGCAGATCCTTTAGATGCTGCAACACCAGTAATGGATGGTTCGGCCAAATCAGTGTTAGTAGTTGGCCATGGATGTTCAACCGAAAACAGGTTGGGACGAACACCGCCCCTAATTGCTTTCTGAAATTCTAAAATACCTAATGAGGTTGCCATTGTTAATTGCTCCGTTTAATTATCTGCGGGGAACGACTTCTTCAAATGCTACACCAGTACGTGTGGCAACGAAGGTCAGTGTGATAAAGTTGATTGAACGTGCAGGCTTAATAAAGAAGTCTGCTTTAAATTCGTTCGCGTCAATGACTGCACCAGGGTTATTGGTTTCGTCACATATAACCTTGAAATCTGTTATACCTCTTTCGGCTTGTACACCTCTAAGATATGGTTCAACAACATTCAAGAAGTTGTTACGTGTGAATTCATCATTGATTTCAAAAAGTACCCCCTTCGCAGCATTACCGACTGTCTTCTCTATCACGTTGAAAAGACGACGAACGTTGATGCGATCAAATGCAGATGGTGAAGCGAGAGCTGTTTTGTCACCGAAGAGTAGAATGCCCTGACCAGGAAGACTGGTTACTGGGTTAATTCTCTTCTGATATAATGTATCTCTTTCGGATTTGGTTGGTGAGTATGCTAGTTTTATAGCACCTTTAATTGCACCACGGTTTAAACCTGCTGGTGAGAACCAAGGTAATCCGTTTGCAGTAGTAGCAGCACATAATCCTGCAATGTCTCCGTTGCATGGAATGTATCTGTACTTGTCAGCAAATCTGTCGTAGATATACTTCCAACCACTATCAAACACACCGAATGATGTTGCTTGCATGTTAGAGTAGAAGTCTACTATGTTTTGTGTTTGTGTTGTGGAACTTGTTACTCCAACAACGTCTCCTCTAAATGGAGATAAGAAACCAATGCAATCTTTTCTACCAGAAGCGATGGTTAATATACTAGCAGCAATTGACTGAGTGTTTCCTTTACTGCTATTGTCTCCAGGACCCATGAGGATATAGTCAACTGAAACTGTTTCAGTATCAGCGAACTCTTGAAGTGCAACGATAATTTCACCTGATGATGCAGTACCTGTCTCAGCACCTTTTGCCAACACATATGTGTTATCAGGATTTCCACCAGCACCTGTTACATAGGTAGAAGCAAACAAGTCAAATACTGTTGTACTTCCTGATCCTGCGTTAGAGGTACCTGCAATGTTACCACCTGTAGCTGCTTGGTTAGCACTTACATCATATACTGATGTCTCGTGAGAACCCCAGTAAACAAATGAACTCTTCTCAAGTACTACATTTGGATAGTAGTTACCTGCACCCCCTTGAGTTTTAGCATTGTTTGCTTTAGAAACATATGAAAATTTCTCAAGTAATGTATTAGGAGAACCTGTAATAACACCAGTAGCATCCCAAACTGCGACATGCATTTCATCGTTTGCACCACCACGTGCTGCAACATAAGGAGAAGTGCCAGGTCTAGGAGCAATTGCTGACCACTTAAGTCCAGTGAATACGAACTGACTATCGTACCAGTCAGAAACTGATGAGATATTTCTATCAGTAACACCGTTCTCAACAACGTCTGAAGTTGTCCATGTGTCAGAAGTAATTAATGATACTGAGTTAGTAGTAGCATCCCACGCATAGATGTAACCACTCTTAGTACCTGCTGTATTCTGAACTTGAGTACCGATTGTGCTAGTAGTTAAAGCACCATCAAGTACTAGTGTTACGTCAGCACCTTTATCAATTACTGATACTCTTATTGCATTTCCATCAGCACCAACATCTCTTGCTGCCCAATGGAATGGGTTAGCAGCTGCGGTTAGATATGATGCTTCGTAGGCATCCTTAGTGGTAATAGAAAGAAGATAAGGAGAAGTTGTTCCATCGTCTGATGCACTTAACTGTCCAGATGTTGCACATCTAACTACGTCAAGAACTCCACCATAAGATAGGTAACTTGCAGCAGTCCACCATGTCTCTGCGTTTGCTTCAGAGGGTTCTCCAAAGACTTCAATTAGTTGAGACTCGTTTGCGATACGAACTGGTTTAAGAACAGGTCCTTTTTCAAATGATCCTGCTATTCCCCCAACGTTTACTTCAACGGTCTCAATCGAACCAACAGTCAGATCTCTTTCTTGTATCTCAACTCCTGGCGATAAGAGCGTGCTAGCCATGCGTGTACTCCTGATGATAAATCAATTTTTGTCTAAAATTATTTATTAAAAGGTACTTCTTCAGCGATACTCCCACATATAAGACTTATCTCCATACTCATCTATCGTATAATCATTGCTATTCATATCAATAGTCCAGACATTTCCTTCGTTGTCTACGATTGCTTCATCCTCTAGTCCATCATCAATGAAACCGAATGGAGCCATGTCTTGTTCTATCTGATTCTTTTGTTCTTCATATATTCTGCGACGAATATCCTGATCCGTCATCTCTTTGAAGTAATCTTGCTGTACCAACCATGCAAATATAACCAGACACATAACCAGATCATCATTGTATCCTTCGTCAGCTTCAAAGGATTGTTTGTTCTGAATGAAGGTAGTTAACTCAGCGACTATGTTGTAATCCTTAACAATGAGTTTATCATCTTCTATTAGTGTCTTAAGGTTAGAGCATCCTTGTGCTTTGACAGTTTTACTCATCTTGACACCCATCTGTGTCTTGTTACCTGAGAAACCTTGTCCGACTATTTGACCTGCCCGACCTCTCATAGCACACATCAGTACGTTTTCATACTCTACGTCATAGAATAAACTTGAAGCAACTGCTTCTCCTATATCATTTACCTCTATTAATACGTGTGCTTTGTTATAATTATTTGCTACATTGTAAATAACGTTCGGTAATAGCATAGGTCTGATCTCATTACTCCTATACTTTGCCACCAGTTTCCATGGTGCTTTAGAAATATTGATAACCACAAAGGCAGAGTAATCCTGTGCGAGACCACGTGATACATCACAGCATATAATATAGTCATTATTATCTACTGGGTTTTCATATACATCAAGACCTGCATTGCTGGTCATTATATCATCATAGGTCAGCACTCTTAACTTAGATGCTGCTATCAATGTATCAACAGATCCTAGGAACTCACAGTCAAACTCTTGAGTAAACTGTCTAACTGATGTGTTCGCAATAGTTGTTTCTTTCCACTTAGCATCTCTACCTGGCACTTTAGACCAGTGAACTTCAGACCATGCATATCCATTTCTACCTTTCTGTGCGTCTACCCACAACTTATAGAAATGGTTCATACCATTAGGGGTAGATATAATTATTACCTTTGTCTTGGTACCAGAAGTAATAGTAGGATATACTGAGCTAAAGAATGCCTCAGCGATATGATTAGGAATAAAGGCAAACTCATCCAGAAAGATAATGTTAAAAGACATACCTCGAACTGCAGATGCGGAGGTAGATGCTGCCAGTATTTTAGATCCATTTTCCAACTCCATTGATCCTTTATTATATGTTATGATACCTTGCTGCATCCACATGGGCAGCTGTTCATAAGCAAGTTGTAATCTTCCGAGCAAGTCTCTTGCAGTAGATAACTTGTTAGCAAGAATACCAACGTTAACATTATCATTGAACAAAACATAGTGAAGTAGATAAGACACACACGTAGTTGACTTACCAGTCTGTCGAGGTAGTTTTGCTATATTAAATCTATTGTTATGGAAACTCTCAATCAATTCCTGTTGGAAGTCCCACATTTTAAATGGCACAATACCTTCATCAAGAGATATAATCTTGATATAATTCATAGCAAAATATACAGGATCCTCTTTGCACTTGAGGTATTCCTGTATTTGCTCTGAAGTAAAATTTATATCTGTCCCGACCTTTTTGAGGTTGGGGTTACCTAAGTAAAAATCTGTGTTGTTAGTCGGCATGTGTCACTAAGTATTCCTCAGCTTCCTGTTTGGTAGCAAACCAATACAGGTGTCTATGTAACTGAAGTGTAAATTGTTTTTCAATTTGATCGTAACCAATTACTCCTTCGTAATCAATCCAATCAAGATCTAACCGATCCTCTGATACTTCGCTCATGACTGAACTCCTCCTTCTTTAGTTCATATTCTAGCATGGATTTCAAGATTGTGGCACGGCCAACATCTCGAAATGCCTCTAGAACACGGAGTTCAGATTGTAGTTCTTGGATTCTAGACATCAGTTTTTCTCCTTCTTATTATGTTGAGCCCATGCAAATGCATACGCTTTGTCTTTGCCTACTTTTTTCTTTAAACTTTTGACTTGTTTCTCACGTCCTGGTGGTGCACTCTCTCCCCAGACACCTCCCATGGCAGGTGGTAAATTACCTGCATCATGTTTTTCTTCATCATTCACTTGGTTCTTTTTCTTTTTAGAACCTTTCTTTGTTTCATCCATAAAGTCAGCAAGTTCTTTGACGCAGTTTGGTACTGATTTACCACCCTTCATCTTAGTTCCTTTTGCCTTGTATCCTTTCCAACAAGTTTTCTTATCGGGATCTCTACCGATATTCATCTTTGCTTGTCTTAAAGATTCTGTTGCTAATAAAACAGGTCCGTCAGTTGGATCTGACTCATGATACTTGATCACTCTACTACCAGGATATACACTATCAGCTATACGTTGTGCTTGTGGTCTCTGAAGTTTATTCAACTTAGACCTAAACACAGTGATAGTATATTCTCTACCTCTCCATACGAGAGTGAGAACATAGTATCTTCCATACATTGTAGGGATCCTAGTCGTCATCCTGTTACTGGGTCGCAATTTTCATCGTGACGCTGATACGCTGCAGGAGTCCTAGCAGTATTGTTAGTATTCCTTGCTTGGTATGTACCAGGTGTTCTCGCAGTATTATCAGTATTGCGAGCTTGATAGTCAGCGTTGAAGTTTTCGTACGTTACTGTACTCCAACCCTCATTACCTGAGAATTGGTTTACCGTAGTCTTGCCTGGTTGGGGACTTACGGGGTCACAGTTTTCGTCGTTTCTTTGGTATGCCATGTACCTATTTATCCGTTTTTTTCGATGCGTTCTTAAGCATCTTTTGGAGGTCAGCAGTACTACCAACAAACAGTGAGTTGTTAGTTACCACCTTCTTAGCACTCTCTTCTTTGACAGCTTTCTTGTCTTTCTGTAGTGCCATAAGTTTGTCGGCAACATCACCTACGTGTTTGATGAGTTGTCCAGCAACTTCGTATGCTCTAGGGTGATCAGAAGACATAGCCAAATCAAGAGCACCGTTGACAGCTTCTTGTCCTTTATCCACCAAGGCGTAAAGATTTCCTCGTGCATATTCATAATCATCCTGTACTTGATCTTGTGTTTCCACCTTCTTGGGAGGTTTTTTAACCTCTGCTTTTGGTGTCACATCATCTATTGACTCAACAATATCAAATGCTTTATCTAATCCATCATTCATAATACGATACCGATTCGCTAAATCCAAAGTCATCACCACTGGTTAGCAATGCATCATCAGTAGCATCTACTAGATCAACAGGGGTACCAGATGTTGCTGCTGCAGCAGTAGTACCATTCTGTGCTCTTCTAACAGATAGTTTATTTGGAGAAGTTTTACTCTTGACATACATCACTTCATTACCAACTTCAATATATGATTGAGTAGGAATGTTGCTGTAGTCCACCACCTCAACAGTTAAGTTTCTTGAGGTGATAGCACCTGCAAGTTCTGTAGTACCATCTTTGTTTTTATCTGTAAGAGCTCTTGGTGTAACCTGATACTCAACCTGTCTGGTTGCTGCAGCAGAAGGCATAGTAGTGTAAATATCTGCTTTTGCCTTCTTGATAGGTCCTTGAGTTCCAACAGGTCCAAAGATGTATGTCTTGCAAGTAAATTGCATAGTGACCAGAGTTATCTTTTTGTCATCAAAAGATCCTTCGTAGTCATCACTATAGGAAATACTATTCAATATAATAGGTATATCCCTATAGTCTTTCATATCATCAACCAACTTAATAGTCATTTGATATGATGGTTGGAAGACTGGAACTATCTGTTCTAGTATTTCTAAACTTTCGTCGTTGGTTTTTGATATAACATTGAGTTCAAAATCAATATTATATGGTACAGGTGTGAACTGTTTTCTTATTGTATCCTTATCACCTGACTTTACGTTCATAGTAATAGGGGCAAGTTTCCTAGAACTATCATATGATATTCCTGTCATCTCAAATGACAAACGGGGAACTGTGATCGCAACCTTCTGGTTAAGATCTGCCTGTTGTTCTAGTCTTGCTAAAAATTTCTGTCGAGGACCGTATGCTAGAGGAACTTTCATCCTACTATATACTGATCCATCTTTATTTTCTTTTCGACATTCTATATTATTAAAGAGAGTACCAAATCCTATAACGCACTTTCTAATAATTTTATTGTATGTGTATGCACCTAACATTACAAGTTACCTACTATTCCAAATGGGTTTCCTTCACTGAAGTCAAGGATGTCATCTCCTTGTGTTTCAAAAGTGACAGCTTCAGAGTATTTAGGATCTGCAGTTGCCATCTCGTCCCTACTATCTAGCACAATTGTAGCACCAGATTCTGATCCAACGATTGACTCTCCTATATTGAATGATCCAGTTGGGGACTTCAGTTTAACCCAACCTTCACCTGCATCCCACTCTACGAGGTTTGCAGTAGTACCAGTAACACTACCAGTAACTGTTTCAGGTACAGTGAATGCTCCTGAAATTCCAACAGGTGCACCAGTGAATGTTGCAGTAGCAGTTGTATATCCACTACCGCCCGCATCTATGTCCACTAGCTTAACACTCTTATATCCTGAACCACCATTTACTATATTCAATGCAGTCAAAACTCCATTGGTAAAAGTAGGGAGTATAGTTGCAAATCTACCAGGACTATCTGGAGAACTAATAACTATGGATACTCTATCTTCATCATAACCAGCACCACCGCTTACTATATTGACTGCTCTTATCTCACCTTCTTTAACTGTTGCTCTTATGATAGCAGATGCTGTTGGTGATCCACCACTGAGTGTTATGTTGGCAAGATATGCTGTTGCAGTTGCACCACTACCATCACCAGTGATAGTGACTGTGGGTGCTTCATTATACTTAGTTCCAGGTTGATCAATGTAAATTTGCTCTATGGCTCCAGAACTTATTGTTGGAGTACCAGTAGCAGTAGTACCATTGACAGGTAGATAGTAATGCTTGACAGTGTAACCGTAATCCACCAATTCCTCATCACTATCAAATACATCTCCTTGCTCGTCGCTGTACTCGAATTGTTCTGCCTTCAGTTTATATACGTAACCTTTACCTAACTGGTAGAAAGGTTCTTCATGTTCTACGAATTTTATTTCAAAGTAATTACTTGTTAATGGGAAATATATTAAGTCACCTTCTTGTGGTCTCTCAGGTGCTTGATAATCACCATCCAATAAAAGGAACTGAGATATGAGATCACTAAATCTTTGAGCTGAAATAACCATAGTTATCTCATCAGTCTGTGCCACACCAAACTTTGTGAGTAGATCTCCATTTCCTTGGAAACCTTCTGGGTTTTCTAGGTATGCTTCTATAATATATGCATCATTAAACTCACCAATCACTTCTTCATTAAACACACCATCTTTAACCATGATCTCTCTAGGGCAATAGAGTATATCCATCCCAAACATTTTGAGATGTTCTTCTACTAAATTCTGTAGTAAGAACTGTTCGTTCCTAGTACCGTGTGTGAAATAAGTGGATCTTGCCATTAGCCAATCATATCCATAGGCATAGTCTCATAGACTGTGAGCATTTCGTCTTCTAGTTTCTGTACCTTCTCTTTACCTTCGTTATAAATGAACTCACCATTCATAGTAATTCCACCTGGTAACTGTGCTCCTTGGAACTTAATCAAGTTAGCACCCCACTGTCTCTGTATAAGTGCAGATACATATCTCTTCATCCATATATCATTATATACTGCTGTATCTGAAGTTGGATCAATAGCACGATAGCATTCCAGAACTAGGAAGTCATCTGTATTGACATCAGTTTTCCAGTCTAGATCTAAGTAAAGTTTGTTTCCTCTTAACTGAAATCTTGTTTGCTTCTGTCCCTCTAATAAGAAATATATGTCTTCTAGTCTACGGTTAACCATCTCATAGGTTAAGATTTCTGTATTGGTTAGATCCCAAAGGTCGTTAAGTCTCCACTGATAACGAACATCAAATAAGTTAGTTACGTTCTTAGATACAAATGGGAATACCTTAATCACACTAGTGACATACTCAGGCATCTTTACATAATTATTCTGTTCTGAATAGTCAACAGCAAGAGCATTAGAAGTACCAGCTGCAATAGTAGTGGTAGTATCAGTGACCATGTTATCACGCATGGCTTCACTCCACTTAATCTTTACGTGGGTTCTGATGTAACCATCACTATTTCTTTCATTGTAAAATTGGATAGCATCATCTACTAGATCATCTATCTGATCATCTTCTATGTTTATTTCAAGGACAGGAGCACCATTTTGTCTTAGTGCATAATCAATTAGCCCTTGTCTTGTTGAAGCTTTAGCCATTTTAAACTGGGTTGACGTTGAATCTAATTCTTACATAATATGTAGTATTAGAGCTGAGATTTACAGCACCAGGTAAAGTATACTGTGTCAAGTTTGTTGAGTTACCAAGAGATTGGTGAACAATAGTTGCAAATGTATTTGCAGGTGAGAACTGCCAGTCACTAGATGAATGCTGATATCCAGTCTTCAACGCAATAGCATCAACATTGATCGTTGGGTTAAAGGCAGGTGTTATTGTTTGTATCTCTGGTTGGTCAACAAATGGTGTGGAAAAGTTTACTGCTGATGTGTATGAACTTTCTAAGTTTGCATTATCTCTAAACTTAACTTGAACTGCATATGTAGTATCAAAGTCTAATGTTCCTGATGGTACTGTGAATGATGTTTTATTATTCTCATCACCATTTGGTAGTGTACTAGATGTATCATAAACAGTTACGTTATCTGAAACTCTTCTTATTCTCCAGAAGGTTGCCTTATGTGTTGAACCTGCATACTCAGATACAAATGGAGCAGTTGTAATAATTGGTTGTCTGGATAATGTTTTAGTAGTATCTGTATCAATGAATGGAGCTACAGATGCTGGTGCTGATACAAATTCAGATTCATTAACTGTTAGAGTAGCAGCACTAGATGTTACTGAGGTTGCTGCTGTATTAGATAACACACAACGGAACTGCTCGTCTGGTGTTGTTGGATATGTTGTTGCAGGAGTAGTATAAGTTGATGAGTTTGCACCATTTATATTTGACCAACTTACTGCATTATCAACAGACTTCTGCCACTGGTATGATATTACATCACTGGTTATTGATGCTCCAATATTAAATGTTGCAGTGCCACCCTCAATAACAGCTTGTGACTGTGGTTGAGTTTGAATAGTGATAACACGTAGAACAGTTAATACTGCAAAGTTAGAAGTTATGGATGCTGCTGCTCCAACAAGAGATGCCACACAACGATAACGATCATTACCATCAGTTGCATATACTAGAGTTGGTGTGGTATATGATGCTGAGGTTGCTCCACCAACAGGTGCATAGTTTGCACCATTGTCATCAGATCTTTCCCACTGGTAAGTTGGGGCACCACTGGATGTTGATGTAGTAATTGCAAAGGTTGCAGTACCACCTTCATTAGCAGTTACGTTAGATGGTTGTGCTGTAATAGAGTATGTTCTTTGGACTGTCAGCGTAACTGCATTAGTGGTTGCATCTGCTGCAGCACCGACTGCTGATATAACACAACGATACTGATCATCATGATCTACTGCGTATGTTGTTGCTGATGTTGTATAAGATGCTGAGGTTGCTCCTCCAACTGGTGAAAAACTGTTACCTCCATCATCTGATCTTTCCCACTGGTATGTAACATTAGGTTCATGTGCAGACTGACCACCTGCAGAACCACCACCTCCACCACTAGGAGTATCAAACTGATCTACCTCGAATGATGATGTTGCAGCATTACCACCAACAGGTGACATAGTAACACCACCAAGAGTGGTGAATGTTGCAGTCTGAGTTTCATCAACTGTTTGATTAGTTGGTTGTGTAGAAACAACTACCGTTACAGTTTCTACTTGTAATGTAGCAGCATTAGATGGAACAGTTGTTGCACCTGGTGCTGAAAGCAAACAGCGATATTGATATTCATCTTGTGTTGTTGTTAATGTCTCAGTAGTATATGTTGAAGTAGTACCACCAGAACCTGTTGAAACATTAGACCATGACGCACCACCTGTAATTGATACTTGCCACTGGAATGTAATATCTCCTGCATCATTATCAGATGTAGTAGCAGCAACACCAAAAGATTGAGTACCTCCAACTGCACCAGTTGCATTGACTGGTTGTGAAGTAATATTGATTGTTCTCTGTACTAAGTTCTGTGCAACACTTGATGTTACATCATTAGCACCAGCACATGAGACCACACATCGGTAGTAGTCACCATAGTCGGCATCGTATGTAGTAGCAGCTGTAACATATGTTGATGCAGTTCCTCCAGTAGAAGTATAATTTATTCCATCACCATTCTCAGATTTCTGCCAATCATATGAAAGCGTAGCAGTATCTAATGTAGAAGCCGCAATAGTAAATGTAGCAGTTGCGGGTGCTATTGGTTGCTGGTTAGTTGGTTGGTTGCTTATAGTAATAGTTCTGAATACTGTTAACGTAACTGCGTTTGTGTATGAAGGTGCAACTGCAGTATTAGTATCCATTTTGCAACGGAACTGATATGTGTTCTTAGCGAAGTCATCATCTACTGTTAAAGTATTTGTTGTTGCTCCACTATATCCACCACTGTTAGGAACGTTAGACCAACCAACTCCACCATTAGTTGATACTTCCCATTGGAATGTAATGGTAGATCCATCAGAACTAATACCAGATACAGGACCAAACGTAGCAGTGTTACCAGAACCTGCTTCAACAGAAGCATTACTTGGTTGCTGTGTGATTGTAACTATTACACCAGTTCCTGTTGTAATGAATGAATATGCTCTAGCATTACCTGTGGTATTCTCAGTTACAGTAAAGTTAAATGTAGTGTCAAGATAGTCCGAAGTTACAGTACCACTTAATGCACCTGTTGCTGTATCCAATCCCAATCCAGACGCAGCGATAGAGTCTCCACTAAGAGTATATGCTTCTAAGGTTGGTTCGGATGCAAAGGTAGTTCCACTTAATCCTAAGTCAATATTAACACTCTGACCATTAGTAAATGATCCTATAGCACCAGAATTAGTTGTCCAAGTTACATTGGTATCAACAAATGGGAAGAATGCACCACGCTTAGTGGTTAGTGAAGGACCCGTTTCATCATACTTGAAGTCAACACCACTATCTACTGGGTAGTATATTACATTAGTATATGTACCAGTACCTGCAGCTTCTTGTGTATCTGTTTGAGATCTAAGTGTTACTGATCTAGAAACTACGCCATCAATACTTTCATGTGTTTTCTCTTCTGGTTTAACCAATGCCAAATAGTTTCCAGTACCACCACCCGTTGTACCTGCAGTAGCATTAGTAGTGTTCTGTACAGTGATAGTATTATTAACAGCACTTTCTGCCTGAATAGTTAACCATCCACTCTGTGATAATGCAGCAATGTCAATACCACCAACTGTCATACTACCTGTTGAACCTGTTGTTCTTAACTGACACTTCCTACCAACATTACCAATAAAGTGAGAAGCATCGGCTGGATCAAACTTAATGACAAGGAACTGAGATCCAGCTAATGTTTCAAATGGGTTATCTATTAGTCTTCTATCATCAATACTATTGGTAGGATAGTTTGATGTAGCACCTCTTGTTATATCTCCAGTTGCTCCACCAGTTCTAATGAATGTCTTGGCAAGACCAGGTAAATTATTTGTACTTAATGAATATCCATTCTTACCACACCATGCTGCAATAATACCTGTTACTAAAGGACCTGAGAATGATGTACCTGCAATGGTCTGATAGTTTGCAGCGTTTGTATATGGTGTATTAGCAGTCCAATCATATGCGGGTGTAAGAATTCTAGCACCTGGTGCCACAGTTGTTACACCTCCACCATAGTTAGAGAAATCTGCCCATCTGTCATTATATTCAGATGCACCAACAGATATCTTATTCTGGTTTGTATCTACGTTGTTGATACCACCTGTACTGTTGTCTGCATAACCTGCAGTTCTAGTACCTGCAATACACTTACCCTGTATAGGTCCAGCAAATGCATCACTACTATTCTTGAAACCATTACCAGCTGACCTGACTATAATAATATTATTTGTACTAGCAATAGTACCCTCGATATCATCTAGTATCTCTTCATCAGTTCCTGAGTCATTACCACTATCGTTTAGTTCAACGTATGGATATGTCTCTGTAGGAATGGTAGGTCCGAATGATGAGTTGATTACAGCTGGACGGGTGTTACCTTTATAATTGGCATTACCACTATCATTGTGATCAATAACTGCCTGATAAGCACCTAGGATATCTGTGTAACTACCAGACAAACCACTGTTAAAACACTTAAGTGCATAGATCTTGGCGTTCCTACTTATCCCAGCTGTTCTTCCAGCTGAAAGGATTGCACAATATGTACCATGTCCATTGTCATCTTCGTTAGTAGCATATGGACTTGTATATCCAGTAACCTCATACACCCTATAGTTCTGTTGCTCTGAAGTACCATTTAAGTCAGATACAAAGTCTGGGTCATACAACTCAGGGTGAAGAGCAGCGTTGTTACCAGTTGGTCTACTTGCTCCACGCACACCTGTATCAAGTACATAGATGTCAACTCCATCTCCTGACTGGTTGAAACTAAATTGATTGTTTAAATATTGCCTGTCTTGTTTTGATAGTCTATCTAAGTGCCAGTAATCATGAACGTTGATTGTACCGAACCTGTCTGGAACTGAACCATATCGTCCCATACCAGAATGAAGAGTACAATAGAAGTATAAGACAGATGGTGTACTTGTACCAATAACTATCTCAGTACTTGCACCTGCCTGACCTGGTGTTCCTGATACAGTCACACCTGTGGTCATTTCAGAACCACCTGTGGTGTGTATACCGTCTGGAGTTAAAGAAAATCTTAGTGGATGATTAGCGTTTGATGTGTCTGACTGATCAAATGTATATGTTGCTCCTTGTAAGAAACCAGTCTGGTTATTATATCTTGAATATGTACCGCCTTGACTTGATGAGAATGTATAGTAATTATTACCTGCTATGTTTTGAACCTTTACATATATGGTTCCAGTACCACTACCTGTTAAGTTTCTAGTATTAGAAGTCGCAGTGTTTTCACCAGTAGTATTTAAACTTGTTGATCCACTGGTATCTATTGCTAGAGCACCTGTGTCCACAGGGTCTAGAGAAAATGCTTGTTCATCCCATGTTACTTTCTTGACAACAGAAAGTGCACGTAACTTCTCGATCAACCCAGACTCATACTTCTCTGGGCAATCAAAAGTTATGATTGAAAAACTTCTATAGGATGTTACAAAGGTAAGAAACCCATATATGTCTTGGATACCTTTTACAGCCGAATCCAGACTATATTTATCAGCTACCCTTACGACTACTCGCTTCATTAGTATTGGCACTATTATCCTTCAGATCTATTTAGTCGGAAAAACCTTAGGGCAAAAAAATACCCGAAAATTTTTTTCGGGTAAAATGGAATCAAAAAGTCAATTTTCTATTCTGCCTGTGCCATCAATTTTTTTATCTCCCCTTCAGTGGGTTGCTTTCCCATCCTCTCTACTGGTTTGGAAAACTTCAAATCATGTTTAGCATCGAATTGAAACTTGGTTCTGAGGTGTGTCTTATCTCTTTCGATTATCAAATGATACGAATGGCCATAGACATTCTGTGTGGTTCCTATTGATATAATAGGTCTACCATCATATAGTTCTCCTACTTTATATGGGCAAGTCTCCATACTCCCATCAAAAGGAATATGAAACTGTCTAGAATCTACGTGCTCCTGTTGTCTGAGTTGACTTGACTTTCCTATCTCTGAAGCTTTATTCGGTCGTAGGGGCATCTGGTACTCCTTCCTCTGGTTTCTTGAGTGTCATATTTAATGCTTCTATTGCTCCTTCCAATCTCAGTACTTGGTCTTTACGAGTTGTTAGTTGCTTTTCAAGTTCAACGATTGTTGCTTTCTGTTCTTTTAATTGATCGGTGAAGTCCTTCACCATTGTCTCAGCGTCCATGTTTTAGAATGATAAGTGTACTATTTAGTGTAGAAATGCATTGAAGGTTAGGCGGTTTGTATCCCATCCATCCTGTACAAAGTACGGTGAGTGCCATAGTCTACCTTCATATACTAGCAAAGAATTAAACTCATGTGGTTCCACATGATACCTTTCCCAGTCTTTAGATCTATATTGTGATGGGTCAAAGTTAACAAAGGCATTCACTTTGTTAGCAAGTCTTGATGTTCGATAGTTCTTGTCAGATGAAACATACTCTTCTTGGAACTCTTTACTTTTCCAGAATGCAGTACCTGACTTAGTATCCATCAACTCCTCATCAAAGTTTAATGATAACACAGCAGCATAGTGAGTGTCATCTGTATGTGGTGCTAGACTGCACATACGACATTTCTCCTGTACCTCATACATTTGAAATGTGAAGTGGGAGAACTCTGGTTGGAGCATAATTTTCTTATCAGCTTCAAAGTAAGTTGCCAATAAGAACTTGAAGTTAGGGTAGAACTGGTTTGCTATGTGTCCTAACTTATGCACATAGCCAGGTAGATTAGAGAATTGGCCACTAACTGTATTGACATAATCAGTTGCTAGTGCATATGCTCTAACCTGTTCTGGGTTCTTAAAGAAGTTTCTGATCTTAATGACCCTGTTCTTTGCACTCCCGATATGAAGTTGCTCAACTTCCCAATCCTTTGGGTGATGAGTTTCCAACATTTTAGGATCTACTATCTTCATTTTTTAAATACACCAAGTTGTCTTAGTAGGACAATAGTAAACACTGTCCAAAAAATTACATACCATGCACTCATAATTAGTTACCGCTAATGTATTCTTTTACTCTGTTATCCTTTTCAAGTACCATTACATGAATACCATTCCACCAATGGACTGGACTTTCAATAACACTACTTAGGATCTTTCTCTCAAGATAACATTTTAAGTTGTTCTCTTGAGCCCATGTTACTGCTCCCTCAACAACACCATCAAAGTTAGCATCGTCAACAATAAGAATAAACTTATCATCGAGGAAAGGTAACAGATGATTTAAGTTGTTCATCTGTACCATCATATCATGATTTGCGTCATAAAACAAGATGTTGACTTTACTACCACCAAAGTCTTCTTCAGTTAGTTCCTCAACACTTGCTTTAACAAATGCAGCATTACCATTCTCATACTTCTGCCAGTTATTAACAAAGGTATCATAAGGATTACCACACTCAGTCCACATACCACGATCGACTAGTGGTTTAACATTTGCTTCTGAGAAGTCATCAACCCCAATACATTTTGCCTTATTGTTCATGGTAGCAGCAAAGAATGTACTACCAGTATAAGTACCAACTTCAAGATATACTGCATCATCATGTGAACAAAGACTATTGAGAAAATGTCTTATCCTGTTTGATGATAGTCCTTGAATACTATATCCTTTTGGATCAAAGTTAGATGTCTGTGTGTTACCATCGTCTATTGCTTTCAACACTCTCTTAGTATACTCATCAACAGTAGTGGGTCTTCCTTGTTTCTT